GGTCTGTCAAACGATTGTTTGACGGCAGGTGTTGTTTTCAACAAATTTCCGACGTCTTAGCAAGCAATATAGGGCCGTAAGTGCCTGGAATTGTTGGGGAAAATGAAAAATGTACGTTTCTTTGTTTTTTGTCTGTTTTGGGCCTCAGAGAGAGAGAGAATGTGTGTGATGAACAGGCAACGGGAGGGTGACAGGGAGGTAAAGGAAGGGCAACGGGTGGACAACGGTAGGAGAGAGAGAGAGAGAGAAAGTGAGAGATTTTATATATTAAACCTCTAAATGACCTAACCTGCTGATTTTATTGAGCTTTTCGGAAATTCGATACCGTGCATACTTGCAAATTCGGCTCTAAGTGCCTGAAAACGCTCAACAAATATGTGAAAGCGCCACCAAATGGCCTCAGAGGCCCCCCGACATGGCTCAGGGCCCCAAGGGGGCGCAAATGGCCGCTATGGCCTCTAGAATCGATTGTGAGCGCCGTTCGGACCTGACTGGAACTATGGCCTAGGCCGACAGAGAACGCGCCTCAGAAGGCGAGGCCCGCAGGTTGCCATACGTTGCCATACGTTGCCCTATGTAGCACTACACTACATGTAGTGCATGTCAGACGCGGTGCGTCAAAACCAACCGGTCGGTTTTATTAACCAGTCGATATAACCAACCGATAGGTTTAACCAACCGGTTGGATATCGGATATCCCACCCCGGACCCGGGGGACCCCTCTAACGTTAATAGACACAAAAACTAATTTCCCCCTCACCCTTTTCCCTCCTGGGAATTTTTTTGTTTCACGTGCAACATATTCCCTCTTTGACAAATGCACTGCATTGCCATACGATACATGTATGGCACGTGGCAGAGGCAGACCCTCGGCGGAGGTTATTCCCCGTCGTTCAATTGACAAGCTCCGGCAGGGTTACCTGTCGAATTGCCTTCCTCCGCTCGACCTGGTGGCCAATGCGCTCGGGGTCAGCCGCTCGATGATTGGCAAGATCATCCACAACCGGGCCTACTACTCATCGGCCTACGCAAGTCAGTTGGACATCATAAAGGAGCGCCGGGCTCAGTTTCTGCTGGAGCTGACCGATGGCTGACTTCTGGGATGTCGATGCCCTCCTGGCAGAGCCGGAGGAGGAAGAGGAGGAGGTCCTCACCCCTGCCGAGGTTGTGTCGGTGCCGTCAATCGAGGTGGTGCGGCACAACCTGCTGGCCCTAATTCAGCAGGCGCTTGAGGGGGCAATCCACACATCAGCGGCGCGGGAGTTGGAGCCGAATGATGTGAAGGTGGTCTCGGAGCTGATGCGGGCCCTGAAGTTGGCTGAGGATATGCAGAAGGATGACGCACTAAGTCAGATGGATGATGAGACGCTTCAGATGCTAGCGGAGAAGGCGCTGGCGGTGAAGCAGTTGGGGGATGGCGGAAGTGATTCGGATTAGAGAAGGGCGCCCGGAGGATATGGCGTTTGTATATTCCTCTTGGGTGAAGTCGTATGCGGGACGAAACAAAGATGTTCCCAGGGGTCTCGTGTACGGGGCACAGGTTGATATCATCCGAGAGGTCGTGCGCGGGTGCCGCATCCTTGTGGCAACTCCGGAGGGGTCGGATGATGATATCTGTGGGTGGGTGTGCTATCGTTTGCCCGTGTATCAGTTCATGTATGTCAAAGCGCCGTTTCGGCGATTTGGTGTAGGCATCACACTGATGAAGGCGACCGGGTGGGAGAGTGGGCCGATTATGGGGGCCTACAAGCCATCGAAAGAAATACTGAAAAAGATTGAGTTTGAGTATGCGCCGCAAATGCAGCGGCTGGACATGCTGGAGAGGTTTGCCAATGAAGGTGTATGCAGTTAGGTTTAACACGGATGTAAAACCATTGATGAATCAGACGTTTATCGATGTGAATCACCCGGCCACCAAGGGGTTTAGCCTTAGGGTGGATGGGCAGTTTTTGCTGGTCTCGCATGATAGCGGCAGTGAGTTTGCCGTGCCGATGTCGTCAGTCTCATGGATGAAGATTGATGGGGCGGTGATTAAGCCCAAGCGAGGGCGACCAAAGAAGGCGGTCAGTGAAGCAGTATGATGCCGATAGCATACTCCAGGAGTATGTTCGCCGGTTTGGCGATACGACAAAGCTCGAAGACAATCGCGAGCTAGGGCATCGTACTTTCAAATGGCGCAATGACTTGTTTGATTACCAGCTCAAGTTTATTGACGACGAGTCACAGATCAAGACGGCGCTGTGCAGCCGTCGAAGCGGGAAGACGTATGCTTCGTGCTACTATTTGCTTGAGGAAGCCAGTCGGACCCCGGACATCATCTGTGCCTACATCGCATTGACCAGGCGGTCAGCCAAGCGACTGATGTGGTCGGAGCTCAAGAAGGCCGACCGGAAGTATATGCTGAACATCAAGTTCAACAATGCTGAACTGGTGGCGGAGCTGAAGAATGGCTCTCAGATTATTCTGGCAGGGGCGGATGACGAGGCCGAGGTCGACAAGCTCCGTGGCTCGGCGTACCGGCTGGTTATCATCGATGAGGCGGCGTCGTTCGGGCCGCACTTGTCGGTGCTCATCGAAGAGGTTTTGGAGCCGGCGCTCGTTGACCACAACGGAACGCTCGCGATGATTGGGACACCAGCGGCCCACTGCTCGGGCATTTTCTATGAGGCCACCACTGGGATTAGGTCGGAGTATTCCACCCACAGCTGGACCATCATGGAGAACCCGCACATTCCACATGCTGGGGAGTGGCTAGCCAAGAGGCGTAAGCAAAAGAGGTGGGCCGAGGATAACCCCATCTACCTGCGCGAGTGGCGAGGTAAGTGGGTGCGCTCGGATGACTCACTGATTTATAAATACAACGAAGAGAACTTAGTCGAGTCTGTGCCCCTAGATGAGTTTGATTTTGAGTACGTGCTCGGGATTGACCTTGGGTACGAAGATGCGACGGCGCTGGTGGTGGGGGCTTTTTGTCGGGACCTGCCTGACTTCTACATTGTCGATGCATTCAAGAAGAGCCACATGCTGCCGGTGGATATTGCGGCGGCGATACGGGATATGGACGCTGTCTATGGGTTTACGACCATGGTGGCCGATACCGGGGGCCTGGGTAAATCGATTGTCGAGGAGTTTAGAAAGCGCTATTCGCTGCCCCTGAAGGCCGCGGAAAAGCGCAACAAGGGCAGCTACATAGAGCTAATAAACGACGATCTAGCGACAGGCAGGGTGAAGGTGCTAGACCAAAGCATCTTAGCCGAATGGGATGTTTTACAATGGGACGAAGACCGACGCAAGGAAGACCCTCGGTTTGACAACCACCTGTCCGATGCCTGCCTCTATGCCTGGCGAGAGAGCCGCCACTACACATTCCAAGACGACACAGACTACGTCCCTGATGGATACTCCCAAGAAGAGTTCAAGATTATGCAGCGCATCGAAGACAAGATATATGAGCCGGAGAAAGACTGGTGGGAATCAGAATGGACGTTGAATTGATAATAGCCCTGGCACAAGAGCACGGGCTCAAGCGTCTAAGGGTTGGTGATATAGAAGTAGAACTCTGGGAAAAGCCGCGCCAGCGCTATAGTCAGGCCGTGCCTGTGGGGGCTCTGGTGGATGAGAGCATTCCAGATGATGAAGAAGACCTTTTTTATTCAGTGGAGTGAATAAATGAAGCCGAGCACATACTGGTGGAACGTCCAGACAGACCCGCATGAGATGGTTTTCGACACGGTTGAACAGCTGACAGAGAACCAGAAGTACCGAAAAAGAGACAACTTTAACCATGCGCGGCTCTACGGCAACGCATTCTTGTCAGACCTACAAAACTCGATGACTATGGTGAAGAACACCAAGAGCCGAGTTACGCTCAACATCATCCAATCGATGTGCGACACGGTGACAGCGCGGGTGGCCAAGGCAAAGCCCATGGCAACCTACCTCACATCCGGCGGCGACTGGAGCATGCAGCAAAAGGCAAAGCTCCTAACCAAGTTTACCGAGGGCCAGTTCTACGAGTCAGGCATCTACAAGGTCGCGCCTAAGGTATTCCTGGACGCCTGCGTGTTTGGCACCGGGGCCATGAAGGTCTTTGAGGAAGATGGAGACATCAAGGTTGAGAGGGTCTTTATTGATGAGATTATCATCGACGATCTTGAGTGCAGATACTCAGAACCAAGACAGATGTTCCAACAGAAGCTGGTCTCTAAGGATGTACTGGCAGCTTTATTTCCAGAGGCCAAGGACAAGATTTATGAAGCGTCTAATTATGAAGATGATGATACTCAGTACAATCATGCTAGTGAGCAGATTGTATGCATCGAAGCGTGGCACCTCCCATCGTCCAAGAAGTCTAACGATGGACGACATGTAATAGCTATTGAGAATTGCACGCTCATGGATGACTCCTACGAGCGACACTCTTTCCCGTTCTGCTTTATCCGCTGGACCGAGCGCCTATTAGGATTTTTTGGCCAAGGATTAGCCGAGCAGCTCACCGGCATTCAGGTAGAAATCAACAAGCTCCTGCGCATGATTCAGGAGCAAATGCACCTGGCCACGCCGAAGGTTTTTGTCGAAGCAGGCTCTAAAATCTCCAAGGCACACATCAACAACGAGATTTGGGGCATCATTGAGTATGCCGGAACACCACCAACGTTTTTTGTGCCCAAAACAGTGTCTGGGGAGATTTTTGTACACCTAGACCGGCTGTTTACTCGTGCATACGAGATTGCCGGCGTCAGCGTGCTCGCTGCGCAGTCCAAAAAGCCAGCTGGGCTCGAATCGGGCGTTGCATTGCGTGAATTCCAAGACATTGAGACCGAGCGCTTTATCATGGTCGCTAAAGAGTACGAAAACCTCTTTTTGGAAGCCGCAGAGCAGATGATTGACATCGCACGGGATGTTGCACAGCGCGGAGACGCTTATGAGGTGTTTAGCCATGGCGATGAGAGCATAGAGCGCATTAATTGGAAAGAAATAGACCTAGAGAGCGCAGAATACGTCATGAAGGTCTATCCAACGTCGCTGCTGCCAACAACACCGGCCGCAAAGCTCCAAAAAGTCATCGAAATGCTGCAAGCGGGCATGCTCACCCAACAAGAAGCGCGTGCCCTGCTCGATTACCCCGATTTGGAGGCCGTAAACCAGTTGGCGACTGCTTCTCAGGAGCTTTTTAACAAGATTATTGACGAAGCAATCAGCAATGGGCGCTACAACCCGCCGGAACCGTTTATGAACCTGGCGATGGGCATCCAAATGGTCCAATCAGCCTACCTCAAGGCCAAGATAGACAACGTGCCTGAGGTTCGGCTCGATTTGCTGCGTAGATTCTTGCAGGACTCTATCGCAATGCTCGCATCAATGCAGCAGCAGGCCGCAGCGCCACCAATGGAGCAAGATGTTGCCCAGCAGGGCGCTCGGCCAAACGCTTTATCAGGACAAGAGGCAGCCCAAGAGCAAGTGGCCGCCCCAATGCCAACATAGGAGATTTAAATGGAAGAGCAGCAGGAAGCACCACCGGCAGAGGTTGTAGAAGAGGCGGTCGAAGAGGCGGCAACGGAAGCCGCCGAAGTCGCCGAAGCCGTCGAAGAGAAGCCAGACTTTTCTCGTCAGTTTGGGGCAATTGCAAGAAGAGAGAGGGAGCTGCGCAGCAGAGAGGCGAGACTCAAGGAGCTTGAGGCCCAGTACAACGAAGTCCAGGGATACAAAAATGAGTATTCGGGAATTCAGTCACTAGCCAAAGAAAACCCCTACGAGGCGATAAAAAAACTGGGGATTGACTACGATGCTTTGACGCAGCAAGTCATCAACGAGGGTGAGCCCACGGCTGACCAGAAATTAAAGCTCGAAAACGAGGCTTTGCGTGCTCGCATCGAGAAGCTTGAGGGCGCTTACAACGAAGAGCACAAGCAGCGCGAGCAGGCCCAGGCCCAGGCGGCCCGCAACAAATTAATTGACAACGTAAAGCAATTCGTTGACGATGGTGGTGACTACGAATTCATTCAGTCGAATGATGCCTATGGTCTCGTCGCGGAAGTTATGCAACAGCACTACATCCGCACGAAAGAGATCATGGAGTATTCAGACGCTGCAAAAATGGTTGAAGGCCATTTTGAATCCGAAGCAGAGCGATACCTGAGCAGCAAGAAGCTGCAAGATAAGTGGCGGGCCACTAGCCAAAAAGAGCCCGAAGCAGAAGAAGCGACTCCAGAAGCCGAAACAGCGAAATCATCACGGCCAAAAACACTTAGCAATGAAAACACTGCTAAGAAAACAGAACCGTCTAGCGGTGCCCTAGAGAGTAAAGAAAAGTCTCTGGAGCGCGCTGCCTCGCTTTTACGCTGGGAATAACCGGCACTTACTGGAGTTAAGAAATGGCGCTCGACATTGCAACAGTTACCCAGGCGCTGAAGGAGCACTACAAGCCCCTTCGCGTCCAGAACATGGTTTATAAAGACAATCCGCTTCTCGCCCTTATGCCGAAGTACACAAAGTTCGGCGGCGAGAATATGCCCATTCCGTTGATTTTCGGAAATCCGCAGCGACGAAGTGCAACATTCGCTAGCGGTCAGGGCGTAGACTCTACATCCTCGCTTGGTCAATTCGTGCTGACACGTGTGAAGGATTACTCATTCGCAAGCATTACCGGCGAGTCCATTAAGGCTACGGAGCGAGACAGCGATGCTTTCTTGCGCTACGCCACCATGG